ATGCAGGAAGACCAGAGCCACGACCCGCAGCAGATGATCGCCCTGGCGCTCAGCCGCTACGAGCGGCTCGGCGCGGCCATCGACGGCCGCATCCAGATGCTGGCGGCGCTCGATGACGGGGATACCGGCGATTACGGGCGCGTCGTGCAGGAGTTCGACAAGGCGCTCCACCACGTGCTCGACCGGCACGCCAGGCTGGAACGCACAGCAGAGGAATACGGCCATGCCGGAGACGGCCAGACACTCGATCTCGACGCCGCAAGACAGGAAGTTGAATGCCGCCTGGCTCGCCTCGCAGCCGCAGGCGGTGCGGACGGCGTTCCTTGACGGGCTCAGCGCCAACGCGCTGGCCGCGCTGCCCTACCTGTTCGATTTCTGGGCGCTGCCCCACCAATTGCCCCCGGCGGGCAACTGGCGCACATGGGTGATCCTCGGCGGCCGCGGCGCGGGCAAGACGCGGGCGGGCGCCGAATGGGTGCGCGCGCAGGTGGAAGGCCGGGGCCCGCGCGATCCCGGCCGCTGCCGGCGCGTGGCGCTGGTGGGCGAGACGCTCGACCAGGCGCGCGAGATCATGGTGCGGGGCGACAGCGGCATCCTCGCCTGCTGCCCGCCCGACCGGCGCCCGGAATGGCAGGCCACCCGCCGCACGCTCGTCTGGCCCAACGGCGCCGAGGCGACGATCTTCTCCGCGCAGGAACCCGAGGCCCTGCGCGGCCCGCAATTCGATGCCGCCTGGCTGGACGAACTGGCCAAGTGGAAACGCGACAGCCAGACCTGGGACATGCTGCAATTCGGCCTGCGCCTGGGCGAGCATCCGCGCCAATGCGTCACCACCACGCCGCAGAACAAGCCGCTGCTGCGCGAGCTGCTGGAGCGCCCCACCACGGTGCAGACCCATGCGGTGACCGAGGCCAACCGCGCCTTCCTCGCCGCCTCGTTCCTCGAGACGATCCGCGCCGAGAAGCGCGGCACGCGGCTGGAGCGCCAGGAGCTCGACGGCGAATTGCTTGACGATGTGGAGGGCGCGCTGTGGAACTCCCACGGGCTGGAAGAAGCGACCCTGCGCCAGGAGGTGCCCGCGCTCGACCGGATCGTCGTCGCGCTCGACCCGTCGGTGACGGCGGGCGAGAATGCCGATGCCTGCGGGATCGTCGTGGCCGGCGCGGTCACGCGGGGCGCGCCGCAGCATTGGCGCGCCTATGTGCTGGAGGATGCCACCGTGCGCGGCACGCCGCCGGGCGGCTGGGCCGAGGCGGCCATCGCCGCGCTGCGCCGGTACGAGGCCGACAGGATCGTGGCCGAGGTGAACCAAGGCGGCGACCTGGTGGAGACCGTGCTGCGCTCGGTCGATCCGCTGGTGCCGATCACCAAGGTCCGCGCCGGTCGCGGCAAGGGCGCGCGGGCCGAACCGGTCGCCGCGCTCTACGAACAGGGCCGCGTCTTCCACGTGCCCGGCCTGCGCGAGCTGGAGGATCAGATGTGCCGCATGCAGCTGACCGGCTATGCCGGCACCGGCTCGCCCGACCGGCTGGATGCGCTGGTCTGGGCGCTCTGGGCGCTGATGATCGAACCCGCGCGGCTGGCCAATGCCGAGCCGCGGCTGATGGTGCTGTGAGCCAAGCGCAGGGGGGGCACGTGGGGGCACCGTACGCTGCCCCCACGCCGCCTTAACACGGCGCTGCTAGAACTGAACGAACCGAGGGGCAGGCAAGCCCGCCCCGCCGCCGATCCCATCACGAGACACCAGGCCGCCGCGCCCCCGAACGGGCGCGCAATCCCGACACGCGAGGAGCCGACAGCTTCATGGTCTTCGATTTTCTCAAACGCTCCGACGCGCCCGCCGAGGCCAAGGCCTCGGCCACGGGTCGCGTCGTCGCCTTCGGCCAGGCCGGCCGCGTGGCCTGGACGCCGCGCGACCACGCCGCGCTGATCCGCGCCGGTTTCGCCGGCAATCCCGTGGGCTTCCGCGCCGTCCGCCTGATCGCCGAAAGCGCCGCCGCGCTGCCGCTGATCCTGGCCGCCGGCCCGCGCCGCTATGACACGCACCCGGTGCTTGACCGGCTGGCGCGGCCGAACCCGATGCAGGGCCGGGCCGAGCTGCTGGAGGCGCTCTACGGGCAGATCATGCTCACCGGCAATGGCTGGGTGGAGGCGGTGCCGTCCGTCCAGGGCGGCAACGTGCCGGGCGAGCTGCACATCCTGCGCGCCGACCGGATGGGGGTGATCCCCGGCGCCGATGGCTGGCCCGTCGCCTACGAATACGCGGTCGGCGCGCGCCGCCACCGCTTCGACCTGGCGCCCGACATGCCGCCCCAGGTGCTGCATATCCGCTCGTTCCACCCGCTCGACGATCATTACGGCCTGTCGCCGATGCAGGCCGCGGCAAGCGCCGTCGACGTGCACAACGCCGCCTCGCGCTGGTCCAAGGCGCTGCTCGACAATGCGGCGCGGCCCTCGGGCGCGATCGTGCATCGCGGCCCGGAAGGCGCGGCGCTCTCGGCCGAACAATTCGACCGGCTGCAATCCGAGATGGAGGCGCATCACCAGGGCGCGCGCAATGCCGGGCGGCCGATGCTGCTGGATGGCGGGCTCGACTGGAAGCCGATGGGCTTTTCGCCCTCGGACATGGAATTCCAGAAGACCAAGGAGGCCGCGGCGCGCGAGATCGCGCTGGCCTTCGGGGTGCCGCCGATGCTGCTGGGCATACCGGGCGATGCCACCTACGCGAATTACGCCGAGGCCAACCGCGCCTTCTTCCGCCTCACCGTGCTGCCGCTGGCGCAGCGGGTGGCCGGCGCTTTGGGCCACTGGCTGGGCGAACATGCCGGCGAGGCGCTGGAGCTGCGCCCCGATCTCGACCAGGTGCCGGCGCTCGCCGCCGAGCGCGATGGTCAGTGGGCGCGGGTCGCCGGGGCCGATTTCCTGACCGGGGCCGAGAAGCGGCGCCTGCTGGGCCTGCCGGAGCTTCCCGGCGATCAGACGGAGATGTTTGGCGATGAGTGAGCATGACGCGCAGATGCGCGACCGCCTGCGCGGCGCGCTCGAGGTGAAATTCGCCCCGCTCGGCGCCGCGCGCGATGTCGAGGACGGGTTGCAGGTGGAAGGCTATGCCAGCCTCTACCAGCGCCGCGACCGGGGCGGAGACGTGGTGATGCCCGGCGCCTATGCCGCATCGCTGCGCGAGACGAAGCGCCGAGGCTCCTCGGTCAAGATGCTCTGGCAGCACGATCCCGGCCGGCCGATCGGCGTGTGGGACGAGCTGCGCGAGGACGATCGCGGCCTCTATGTGCGCGGCCGGGTGCTCGACGAGGTGGCCACCGGGCGCGAGGCGATCGCGCTGATCCGCGCCGGGGCCATCGACGGGCTGTCGATCGGCTACCGCGTCAAGCGGGCCGAGCGCGACGGCAACGGCCAGCGCCGGCTGGTGGAGATCGAGCTCTGGGAAGTCTCTCTCGTGACCTTCCCGATGCTGCCCGACGCGCGGCTGGACAGGGCGGGCAAATCCGCCGCCACCACCATGCCGGCGCGCGCCGCCGGGCTGCACGCGCTCGCCGCGCATTTCACCGCCGCGCGCCGCGCCCTCGCCGGGGGCGCCGCCCCCTCCCACAGCAAGAAGGATGGCTGACATGGCAGAGATCACCGACGACCCGATCGCCCAGATGGGTGAGGCGATCGACACTTTCGTGCAGGAAATCAAAGGCCTGCGTACCGACGTCAATTCCAGGATCAACCAACAGGATGAGCGACTGACCATGCTTGATCGCAAGATGACCATGCCGGGCCGCCCGGCTCTCGCCGGGGCCGGCGAGGATACCGCCCCCCACCGCAAGGCTTTCGAGGCCTATGTCCGCTGCGGCGATGACGAGCCGCTGCGCGCGCTGTCGCTGGAAGGCAAGGCCATGTCCACCGCCGTGAACGGCGATGGCGGCTTCCTCGTCGATCCGCAGATGTCCGACACGATCCGCTCGGTGCTGCAATCGACCGCCTCGCTGCGCCAGGTGGCCAGCGTGGTGAATGTCGAGGCCACGGCCTATGACGTGCTCATCGATACGACCGATATCGGCGCGGGCTGGGTGGACGAGACCGCCGGCATGACCGAGACGGATACCCCCACGATCGACCGCATCTCGATCCCGCTGCACGAGCTCTCGGCGCTGCCCAAGGCCAGCCAGCGGCTGCTCGACGATGCCGCCTTCGATATCGAGGGCTGGCTGGCCCAGCGCATCGCCGACCGCTTCGCCCGCGCCGAGGCCTCGGCCTTCATCAACGGCGACGGGGATGACAAGCCGATGGGCCTGCTGGCGCATTCCCAGGTGCCCGATGCCTCGTGGGTCTGGGGCACGATCGGCTATGTCGCCACCGGCAGCGACGGCGCGTTCGATCCGTCCAACCCCGCCGATGCGATCGTCGAGCTGGTCTATGCGCTCGGCGCGCAATACCGCGCCCGCGGCACCTTCGTGATGAACTCGCGCACGGCCGGCCAGGTTCGCAAGCTCAAGGATGCCGACGGCCGCTTCCTGTGGTCCGACGGGCTGGCCGCGGGCGAACCCGCGCGGCTGATGGGCTATCCGGTGCTGGTGGCCGAAGACATGCCCGACATCTCGAGCGACGCGCCCGCCATCGCCTTCGGCGATTTCCAGGCCGGCTACACTGTGGCCGAACGGCCCGACCTGCGCATCCTGCGCGATCCGTTCAGCGCCAAGCCCAACGTCCTGTTCTACGCCACCAAGCGCGTGGGCGGCGACGTGAGCGATTTCGCGGCCATCAAGCTGCTGAAATTCTCGGTGTCGTAAGGCGCCGGGATGCCGGCCGCCGCCTGCGCTCATGGAGCGGGGTGGCGGCCGGGATGGGTGTGCGCCTGCCGGAATGACCGGCGGCCGTGCTGTTCCAGCTGCTCCCCCTCCGCCGAGTGGCGCGGTGGCGTGCATCCATCGAACCGCTTGCAGAGGGGGCCGAGCCTCGGAGAAGGGCCATGTTGACTACAGAGCTTTCAGGCGTGCCCCAGGCGGCGCTGCCGATCGCGGCCTTCCGCGACCATCTGCGCCTCGGCACCGGTTTCGCCGACGATGCGCTGCAGGATGACCTGCTCGCCGATACCCTGCGCGCCGCGCTCGCCGCCGTGGAAGGACGCACCGGCAAGGCCCTGATCGCGCGGGATTTCTCGCTCGTCGTGCAGGCCTGGCGCGACCTCGCCGTGCAGGAGCTCAGCCGCGCGCCTGTGGCGGCGATCCTGTCCTTCGCGATCACCGACAGGCAGGGCGCCGACACGATCATCGACGCGGCCCGCTACGTGCTGCGCGAGGATGCCCACCGCCCGGCGCTGGAGGCGACGGGGCTGGTTCTGCCGGCGATCCCGGTGGGCGGGGCGGCGCGGATCACCTTCACCGCCGGTTTCGGCGCGTGGGAGGATGTGCCGCCAGATCTGCGCCGCGCCGTGCTGCTGCTGGCGGCGCATTACTACGAGGATCGCGCCGCGGAATCCGCGCCGATCCCCGGCGAGATCGCCGCGCTGATCGCGCCGCACCGGCCGGTGCGCCTCTTCGGGGGGCGCGGGCTGTGAGCGGGCGTGCGATGACATTGCGCCGGATGAACCGGCGGCTGGTGCATGAGGCGCGGCTGCTGTCGCCTAACGGCGCCGGGGGCCTCGATGCCGCCTGGCAGGTGCTGGGCACCCATTGGGCCAGCCTCGTGCCCTCGGGCGGGGCGCTGGCCGAGACGCCGGGCGCCACGCTCGCGCGCCAGCCCTGGAAGATCTTCCTGCGCGCCGCCCCGCCGGGCAGCCCGGCCCGGCCGATGGCCGGCCACCGCCTGCGCGACGGCGCGCGGCTGTTCCGCATCCTCTCGGTCGCCGAGGCGCCGGGGCTGCGCCGTCTGGTCTGCCGCTGCGTGGAAGAGGAGACGAGCGCATGAGCATGCATCTCAGCGACGCGCTGCAACAGGCTGTTTTCGCGAGGCTTTCGAGCGATCCCGACCTCGCCGCCCTGGTCGGCGCCGAGATCCACGATGCCGCCCCGCCGGGCCCGGTGCCGCCGCTCTACGTGGCGATCGGGCCGGAACGGGTGGCCGACCGGTCGGGCGCCGCGGCGCCGGCCACGCGCCACGATCTGAGCGTGAGCGTGGTGAGCGACGCGCCGGGCTTCGCCGCCGCCAAGGCGGTGGCCGGCGCGGTGGAGCGCGCGCTCACGGCCACGCCGCTCGCCATCACCGGCGGCCATGCGGCCGGTCCCTGGTTCCGCCGCGCCACGGCCCGGCGCGGCCCCGGCGCGCACCAGCGCCGCATCGACATGATCTTCCGCGTCTATCTCGCGGAAGACGAATGACAATTTCCTGAACGGAGGCATCAAGATGGTGGCCCAGAACGGCAAAGACCTGCTCATCAAGCTCGACATGACGGGCAGCGGATCCTTCGAGACGGTGGCGGGGCTGCGCGCCACGCGCATCGCCTTCAACGCCGAAACGGTGGACGTGACCTCGCTGGAAAGCGCGGGCGGCTGGCGCGAATTGCTGGCCGGCGCGGGGGTGAAGAGCGCGGCGATCTCGGGCTCGGGCGTCTTCCGCGACGCGGCGAGCGACGAACGCGCGCGGCAGATCTTCTTCGACGGCGACTTGCCGGATTTCCAGGTGATCGTGCCGGATTTCGGCATCGTGGAAGGCCCGTTCCAGATCACGGCGCTGGAATATGCCGGCAGCCATGACGGCGAGGCGAGCTACGAGATCGCGCTGGCCTCGGCGGGCGCGCTGAGCTTCACCGCGATCTGAGGAAGTTGAACATGGTCAATTCTTTGCGCGGCGAGGTCGAACTTGTGCTTGACGGAAAGCCGCAGGTGATGCGGCTGACGCTGGGCGCGCTCGCCGAGCTCGAGGAGCGGCTCGGCGAAGACAGTCTCATGGCGCTCGTCGAGCGCTACGAGAGCGGCCGCTTCTCGGCCCGCGACATCCTCGCGCTGATCTGCGCGGGGTTGCGCGGCGGCGGCTGGCAGGGCGGCCCATCCGACCTGCTGGGCGCCGAGATCGGCGGCGGCCCGGTCGAGGCCGCGCGCGCCGCCGGGCTGCTGCTGGCGCGGGCCTTCTCGGTGCCGGCGAGCGAGGGTGTGGGCCAATGCACGGCCCGGTGAAGACGCTCGACTGGCCTGCGCTGATGCGCGCCGGGCTGCGCGGGCTGGGCCTGTCGCCGGATGTGTTCTGGCGGCTCACGCCGGCCGAATTGCTGATCATGCTGGGCGCCGAGGCCGGCCCGGCGCCGATGGGCCGCGCGCGGCTGGAAGCGCTGGCGCGCGCCTATCCCGACCGAAAGGACGAACGCGATGACTGATGATCCCGCCGCTTTCGATGTGCAGATCGAGGCGCTGGAGGATGCGATGGGCGGTGCCCAGGCCATGGCCGCCGCCTTCTCGGGCGAGTTGCGGCGCATGGAGGCCGGCATCGACGATGCCGCGCGCTCGGTCGCCTCGCTGGAACGCGGCGTGTCGCGTGGGCTGAAACGCGCCATCGACGGGCTGGTCTTCGACGGCGACACGCTGGCCGACGCGCTGCGCGGGCTGGGCCGCTCGATGCTGGATGCCGCCTACAACGCCGCGCTGAAGCCGGTGACATCGCAGGTGGGCGGGCTGATCGCGCGGGGCATGGAAAGCTTCGTGCAGGGCGCGCTGCCCGGCGGCGGGGCGGGCTTCGCGGCCAGCCGCGTCACCCCATTCGCGCGCGGCGGCATCGTCTCGCGCGCCACGACCTTCCCGATGCGCGGCGGCGGTACCGGGCTGATGGGCGAGGCCGGGCCCGAGGCGATCCTGCCGCTGGCGCGCGGCCCCGACGGGCGGCTGGGCGTGCGCGGCGCGGGCGGCAGCACGGGGCAGGGCCGACCGGTGCAGGTGACGATCAACGTCTCCACCCCCGATGCCGCGTCGTTCAGCCGCTCGCAGGGGCAGATCGCCGCCCGGATGGGCCGGCTGATCGCCCGCGGGCAACGCAATTCCTGAGACTTGTCGAACCGGGCCGAACCCGGCGCAATTCCTGAAAGGGGGCCGAGATGGCGTTCCACGAAGTCAGATTTCCCGCGAGCCTGTCCTTCGGCTCGCTCGGCGGGCCCGAGCGGCGGGTCGAGATCGTCACGCTCGCCAACGGCCATGAAGAGCGCAACACGCCCTGGGCCCATTCCCGGCGGCGCTACGATGCCGGGCTGGGGATGCGCTCGCTCGAGGATATCGAGCAGCTCATCGCCTTCTTCGAGGCGCGCGGCGGCTCGCTCAACGGGTTCCGCTGGAAGGACTGGGCCGATTACCGCTCCTGCCGCGCGCGGGCCGAGATCCGGCCCGACGATCAGCTGATCGGCACCGGCGACGGCGTCACCCGCGCCTTCCAGCTGGTCAAGACCTATGCCTCGGGCGGCAGCTCTTATGCGCGGCCGATCGTGAAGCCCGTCGCCGGCACCGTCCGCGCCGCCGTGGCGGGGGTGGAGCGCCGCGAGCAGCGCCACTGGCAGCTCGACGCGACGACCGGCATCCTCACCTTCGACGACCCGCCCGAGCCGGGCGCCGAGGTCACGGCGGGCTTCGAGTTCGACGTGCCGGTGCGCTTCGATACCGACCGGATCGCCACCTCCGTCGCCTCGTTCCAGGCGGGCGAGGTGCCCGACGTGCCGGTGGTGGAGGTGCGCGTCTGATGGCCGTTTCCCCCGATCTCCAGGCCCATCTCGATACCGGGCTGACCACGCTCTGCCGCGCCTGGGCGCTGGAGCGCCGCGACGGCGTGGCGCTGGGCTTCACCGATCACGATGCCGATCTCACCTTCGAAGGCGTCACCTTCCGCGCCGATACCGGGCTGACGGGCGCGGCGCTCGAGCAGACGTCGGGCCTGGCCGTCGACAATGCCGAGGCGCTCGGCGCGCTCACCGGCAGCGCGGTGAGCGAGGCCGATATCGCCGCGGGCCGCTATGACGGCGCCGCGCTCACCGCCTGGCTGGTCAACTGGCAGGATGTGGCGCAGCGCCACGTGCTGTTCCGCGGCACGCTGGGCGAGATCACCCGCGAGGGCCCCGCCTTCCGCGCCGAGCTGCGGGGCCTCGCCGAGGCGCTGAACCAGCCCCAGGGCCAGGTCTTCCAGCGCCGCTGCGGCGCGGTGCTGGGCGATGCGCGCTGCGGCGTCGATCTGACGGCGCCGGGGCTCACCGTGACGGCTGTGCCGCTCGAGGTGCATGAGGGCCGGCTGTTCCTCTTCGACGCCGCCGCGCTCGCCGCGCGGCCCGAGGGCGGCTTCGCCGCCGGCCGGGTGCAGGTGACCGGCGGCGCGGCGTCGGGGCTGGAAGGCTTTGTGAAGGCCGACAGCAGCGCCGGCGGCACGCGGCGGCTGGAGCTGTGGCAGGCCTAGCGCGCGCCGGTGGCGGCGGGCGATCCGCTGCGGCTGAGCGCCGGCTGCGACCGCTCGCGCGAAACCTGTGCCAAGGTTTTCGGCAATATCATCAACTTCCGGGGCTTTCCTCATGTGCCGGGCGAGGATTGGCTGATGGCCGTGCCGCGCCGCGACGGCCGCAATGACGGGGGGCGGCTGGCATGAACGCGATCGTGAGCGAGGCGCGGCGCTGGATCGGCACGCCCTACCTGCACCAGGCCTCTTCCCGCGGGGCGGGCTGCGATTGCCTCGGCCTCGTGCGCGGGGTCTGGCGCGCGGTGATCGGGCCCGAACCCGTCACCCCGCCGCCCTACACGCCCGATTGGGGCGAACCGGCGCGGGAAGAGCTTCTGTGGCGCGCCGCCGCCACCTGGCTGCGCGAGAAGCCCGTCGCGGCCCGCGCGCCGGGCGACGTGCTTCTGTTCCGCATGCGCGATGGCGGCCCGGCCAAGCATCTGGGCATTCTGTCCGCCGCCGCGCCCGCGCGCTTCATCCACGCCCATTCCGGCCGGCAGGTCGCCGAATGCCCGCTCTCGGCGCCCTGGGCGGCGCGGGTCGTGGCGTGCTTTGCCTTCCCCCTCGAGGAGACCTGAGACATGGCCACGATCCTGCTTTCCGCCGCCGGGGCCTGGGCCGGCGCAGCCGCCGGTGGCGGCGCGCTGGGCCTCTCGGGCATCGTGCTCGGCCGCGCCGCCGGGGCGACGCTGGGCCGCGTCATCGACAATGCCATCCTCGGCGCCGGCGCCGAACCGGTGCGCCGTGGCCGGGTGGACCGGCTGCGCCTCACCGGCGCCTCCGAGGGCGCGCCGGTGCCGCGCGTCTATGGCCGTATGCGCGTGGGCGGCCAGGTGATCTGGGCCACGCGCTTCCGCGAGCACAAGCAGACGAGCGGCGGCAAGGGCCTGTCGCCCGCGCCGAAGGTCGAGACCTACAGCTACACGATCTCGCTCGCCGTGGCGCTCTGCGAGGGCGAGATCGCGCGCATCGGCCGGATCTGGGCCGATGGCGAGGAAATCGCGCCCGAGGGGCTGAACCTGCGGCTCTATACCGGCAGCGAGGCGCAGCTGCCCGATCCGCTGATCGTGGCCGTCGAGGGCGAAGACAACGCGCCCGCCTATCGCGGCATCGCCTATGTGGTGATCGAGGATCTCGACATCACGCGCCACGGCAACCGCGTGCCGCAGCTGAATTTCGAGGTGATCCGCCACGCCCCCGCCGACCAGCCCGAGGCGGGCGGCGAGATCGCGCATGCCACCAGCGCCGTCGCGCTGATCCCCGGCACCGGGGAATACGCGCTCGCCACCAGCCGGGTGCATTACGATCACGGGCCGGGCAAGCTGCGCGCCGCCAATGCCGCCACCGCCTCGGGGCGGACCGACATGGGCGATGCGCTCTCGGCCCTGGTCGGAGACCTGCCGTCGTGCAACTCGGTCTCGCTGGTCGTGTCGTGGTTCGGCGACGATCTGCGCGTCGGCGAGTGCCAGCTGCGCCCGATGGTCGAGCAGGCAAGCGCCGACGGGCGCGAGATGCCCTGGCAGGTCTCGGGCCTCACGCGCGCAACGGCGCCGGTCCTGCCGCAGGATGCCTCGGGCGGGCCGCTCTATGGCGGCACGCCGGCCGATGCCTCGGTGATCGAGGCAATCCAGGCCCTGCGCGCGGCGGGCCAGGCGGTGCTGTTCTATCCCTTCGTGCTGATGACCCAGCAGCCGGGCAACGGCCTGCCCGACCCTTACGGCCGCGCCGAGCAGCCGGCCTTGCCCTGGCGCGGGCGGATCACCACCGCGCTGGCGCCTGACAAGGCCGGCACGAGCGACGGCACCGCCGCCGCGGCCTCGGAAGTCGCCGCCTTCTTCGGCGCGGCCGAGCCCGAGGATTTTACGCCGGGCACGGGCACCGTGGAATACTCCGGCCCGGCCGAGTTTTCGCTGCGCCGGATGATCCTGCACTACGCCCATCTCTGCGCGATGGCGGGCGGCGTCGATGCCTTCGTCATCGGCTCGGAGCTGCGCGGCATCACCCGTATCCGCGACGATGCGGGCTTCCCGGCGGTCGACGAGCTGGTGCGCCTGGCGCAAGACGTGCGGTCGATCCTCGGGCCCGAGACCAAGATCTCCTACGCCGCGGACTGGACGGAATATGCCGGCTACCAGACACCGCAGGGCGATCTGCGCTTCCCGCTCGATCCGCTCTGGGCGTCGCCGCATGTCGATTTCATCGGCATCGACAATTACATGCCCCTGTCCGACTGGCGCGACGGCGAGGATCACGCCGATGCCGCCTGGGGCGCGATCCACGACCAGGGCTACCTGCGCGCCAATATCGAGGGCGGCGAGGGCTATGACTGGTATTATGCCGGCGAGGATCACGCCGCCAGCCAGACCCGCACGCCGATCACCGACGGCGCCTATGGCGAGCCCTGGGTCTGGCGCGTGAAGGACATCCGCAACTGGTGGCAGAACCCGCATTTCGAGCGGGTGGAAGGCGTGCGCGAGGATGCGCCGACGCTCTGGCAGCCCCGCTCCAAACCCGTCTGGTTCACCGAGATGGGCTGTGCGGCGATCGACAAGGGCACCAATGCGCCCAACCTCTTCCTCGATCCGCGCTCGTCGGAAAGCGCGCTGCCGCGCGGCTCGGACGGCAGCCGCGACGATGCGATCCAGGCGGCCTATATCCGCGCGATGACGGGCTTTTGGGGCGATCCGGCGAACAACCCGGTCTCGCCCGTCTATGGCGGCCCGATGATCGACATGAGCCGCGCCCATGTCTGGGCCTGGGATGCGCGGCCCTTCCCGGCCTTTCCGGGGCGCGGCGATCTCTGGGCCGATGGCGACAATTACACCGCCGGCCACTGGCTGACCGGGCGCGCCTCGAACCGCGACCTGGCCGGCGTGGTGCGCGAGATCTGCCGCGCGGCGGGCATTGCCGATGCGCTGATCGACACGAGCGCCCTGCACGGCACGCTGCGCGGCTATATCGTGGCCGAGACGCAATCGGCCCGTGCCGCGCTCGAGCCGCTGCTGCTGGCCTACGGGATCGACGTGGCCGAGCGCGAAGGCCGGCTGGTCTTCTGCGACCGGGCGGGCCGCCGCGCGGCGCTGGCGCCCGAGCCGGGCACGCTCGCCATGCCCGAGGGCGCCGACAGCGCCGTCGCGCTGACCCGCGCGGCGGCGGCCGAGATGGCCGGGCGCGTGCGGCTCACCCATGTCGAGGCCGAGGCCGATTTCGCCCTGCGCGCCGAAGAGGCGGTGCATCCCGAAGAGGCCGGCATCGGCGCCTCGGGCACCGAACTGCCGCTGGCGCTGACCGGCGCCGAGGCGCGGCGCATCGTGCACCGCTGGCTGGCCGAGGCGCGGATCGGCCGCGATACCGCGCGCTTCGCCCTGCCGCAATCCGCGCTCGCCGTGGGCGCGGGCGACGTGATGGAACTGGGCGGCACGCGCTACCGGATCGACCGGCTGACCCAGGGCCTGGCCCGCGAGGCCGAGGCGGTGCGCGTCGAGGGCGGCGCCTATCGCCCGCCCGCCGAGGAAGTGCCGCCGGCGCCGCAGAAGGTGCTCACCCCGCCGGTGCCGCTGCTGCATCTGTGGATGGACCTGCCGCTGCTGACGGGCGAGGAGGCGCCGCATGCGCCGCACCTGGCGGTGAGCGCCGCGCCCTGGCCGGGCGATGCCGCGCTCTATGCCGCCGCGCAGGATGCGGGCTATGCGCTGGATACGCTGCTGCCCGAGGCCGCCGTGATCGGCGTGACCGAGACCGACCTGCCCGCCGCGCCGCCGGCGCGCTGGGATCGCGGGCCGGCATTGCGGGTGCGCCTGGTCTCGGGCGCGCTTGAAGCCGCCGATCCCGCCGCCGTCCTGGCCGGCGCGAATGTCGCGGCGATCTCGGATGGCAGCGGCGAGTGGGAGGTGATCCAGTTCGCCGGCGCCAGCCTCGTCGCCCCCGACACGTGGGAGATCGAGACCCGCCTGCGCGGCCAGGCGGGCAGCGACGGGCTGGCCGCCGCCTGGGCCCCCGGCGCCTGGTTCGTGCTGCTCGACGGGGCGCCGCGCCAGATCGCGCTGCCGGCCTCGGCGCGCGGGCTCGAGCGGCATTACCGCACCGGCCCGGCCAGCGTGCCGCCCACCGATCCGCGCTATGTGCACGAGGTGCGCGCATTTACAGGCATCGGGCTGCGGCCCTACGCGCCCGCCCATCTGCGCGCGCGGCGCGGCGCTGCCGGCGCCTGGGATCTGAGCTGGATCCGCCGCACCCGCATCGGCGGCGACAGCTGGGAAGGCCCCGACGTGCCGCTGGGCGAGGATACGGAGCGTTACCTGCTGACCGTCGGCCCCGCCGGGGCGCCGGTGCGCTCGGTCACGCTCGATGCGCCTGCCTTCACCTATACCGCCGCGATGCAGGCGGAAGACGCGCTGACGCCGCCCTACACGATCGCCGTGGCGCAGGTCTCGCAGACCTTCGGCCCCGGCCACAGAACGGAGATCACGATCCATGACTGACACGCCCCGCCTGGCCCTGCCGCTGCTCGACGCCGCGCAGGCGCAGAAACACGTCACCGTCAACGAGGCGCTGCTGCGGCTCGACGCGCTGTCGCCGCTGGTGATCGAGACCGTCACACTCGCCGCGCCGCCCGCCGGGCCCGCCGAGGGCGCGGTGCATGCCGTGCCGGCGGGCGCCACCGGCGCCTGGGCCGGGCAGGGGGGCTCGCTCGCGCTCTATATCGGCGGCGGCTGGGTCTTCGCGCCGCTCGCGGCCGGGCGAATCGCCTGGCTCGCCGAGCGCGGCGGCGCGGCGGTGTGGGACGGTGCCGCCTGGCAGGCGCTGCCGCTCGCCGTCTCGCCCGCAGGCGCGGCGATGCAGCCCTTCGTGGCCGAGGTGGATCACACGGTCGCTTCGGGCGCCAGTTCCACCGTCACCGCCGCGATCCCCGCGCAGAGCAGCGTGTTTGCCGTGACCGGGCGGGTGATCGACACGATCACCGGCACGGCGGCGAGCTTCCGGCTGGGGGTGAGCGGGTCTGACGATCGCTATGGCTCGGGCCTGGGGCTGGCTTCGGGCTCGTGGCTGCGCGGGCTGACCGGGCAGCCAGTCACCTATTACGCCGATACCGACCTGCTGCTCACCGCCGAGGGCGGCGATTTCGCGGGCGGCACGGTGCGGCTTTGCGTGCACGGGTTCAGCTTCGGCCTGCCCGCTGTCTGA